CTGTTTGTAATAAATAAGTTCTTCATTTATTTTATTCCTCCTATTATTATTGTGCAACCCGTTTTGTTAACGGGTTACAACGTATGTTAACCTAGCGTTTCGCTATATCTGTTTGTTTAATATATTTCTAATTCAGTAAGTTATACTTACGATGCAACTGTGTTGAATACTTGTTTAACGAATGAAATACCACGCATTAATTTCATGTCGTGTTTCATAATAGCTCTATAAACTGTAAAGTCATTAGTAAATGCATTAATTACTTTACCGTCTTCATCAGTAAATGTAGTACTTCCGTCCATAGCTAATTCTACTTTGAACTCTTCACCAATCAACATATCGCTCCATTTCCCGAAGAAAATATCTGTTGTTGAACTAGATGTTCTAACTTGGTTCGAAATTAAAACTTTGTAACCTAACATTGTTCCTTTGTCAGTTAATTCTCTGTTAATAAGTCCTTCCCCTGCGTCTCTTTCGTCTGAAAGGTTTTTCCAAGAGTCCCAACCCATTACCCAACCAATACTTGCGTCAGCTAAGTTAATATTTTTAAGTCCTAATAAAGTTACGATTGCAACTAATTTAGTTCTTGTTGGTGCATTTGCATAAGCATCTGGTACTTGAATGTCGGGTGTATTTGCTATACCTAGAGGTGCATCTTCTCCACCAGTTCCGTATAAACAAGCGTAATCCATAGCTTGTGCCATTGTTTCTAACATATTATCTAAAACAATTCTATCTGCGTAATAAGAGTTAGTTCTTAAAATATCGTTTGACATTGCTGTTAAACTCATTAATTTTTTAGAACTTAATCTAACTCTACCTAATTTGATGTTACTAAATGCTGCAGCTCCACCTTCAGGAATATATTGTGCAGTTAATCCACCGATTAATTTATTAATACTAATATTACCTTTTTCCATAGGAATTACAACTGCTCCCATTTCTTTAACAATAGTTCTGTTATAAAGTAAGTCAATAAATTCGTCTGAATAGATTTCAGGAATTAATAATCCACCGTCATTTTCTTCCATTAATGCTTTATCCATTTTTGCTAAGAATGCTGTATCTTTTGCATATCCTTTTTTCAAGAAGTCTGCTTGGAATTTTGCAGGGTTTGATGAAGCTTTCATATTACCAGAAAGAATTTCTCTTTGTGTGTATAAAATAGCTTTTGCTAAACGTGCAAACATAATTCCAGGTTCGTCGCTTTTATTGTGACGATTTGGTGTTTCTTTTTGTGGGGCAGAAAGCAAAGTACTGTAATTCTTACCAACTAATACTTTGTCTATTGCAGATTGTACAAGTTCTTCCACTTTTGCCATAATTTCTTTTTCCATTTATAAAGTCCTCCTATATTGTACATAACTTTTTATTTTTGTTCTGTAAGTCCTAAATATTTTGCAATTTCTTCAGTTATTTGTTCTTTTGTTTTTTGAAGTGGCTCATCTTCATCAACGGGTGGTACTATAACTTCAACAGCTTTAGCGGCTGTATTAGTTTTAACTTGTTCTTTTAATACGTTTATTTCTTTTTCTAAACCTTTTACTACAACTAACAATTCCGTAACAGATTTTTTAAACTCTATTTCGTCGTTAATTGCTTTTGCTTCGATTTCATCTGCTAAACGTTTTGTTTCTGCTACTTCTGTAGCCAATCTTACAGCTTCAACTTCTGTTGCTTCATCTTCTAAGCGTTTGGCTTCTTTTGCTTCATCTAAAGTTTTTTGTTCATCTGCTAAACGTTTTTCTTCAGCTAATCTTTCGTCTTCTACTTTTTTAGCTTTAGTAGCTTCTAATTCTTTAGCTTTCTTTTCTTCTTCAGTCATCTCGTCTACCTCCTTATCAATTCTTTTTAACATTCCCATACTCTTCATATGTTCTTGGTCTTCTTTGTTAAAAAGTCCTTTTGAAACACCTAACATAAGTGCTTCTGGATTTGCTGGTACAGTAACGGCTGATAACTCAAGTAATTCGTTTTTCAAAAACACAAAAGCACCGTTCTCACCTTTGTCTTCGTCATATTCCCATTCTTTAATCATAAATCCAACACTAGTTGCATTTAAGAAACCACTTTTAAATAATCTGTATACAGTGGCAGCGAAAGGATACTCGTCGACAGCAAACTTAATTTTAAACTCTAATCTTTTTAATTTCTTGTTAACTTTTACAACTAAAGCTTTACCTATTGGTAAACCTCCGTGGTCGTGTCCCCACAAAAATACTGGGTTCTTTTCATAGTTGTCAAGTTCCCAACCATTAGCCATAATAATATCTCCATCTCTATCAATAGCTTCGGAACTACCAACAATATCTAATGTGTATTCTTCGTTTGGGTCTGTACTAGCCTTAACGTCCATAACATAATTTTTGTCTTTAAGTTCCTTGTAAGTTTTTGGAGTTTTACTCATCGTCTTTACCTCCTTCATCCCCACTGTTATCAGTTACCTCTGGTTCTTTAGGTAACTGGTCTTCTAGTGGTTTTTTTATGTTTATCGGGGTTCTATTTGCTGGTATAAAGATTAAATCGTTATACTCAACTCCTATTTCCGGTAAATCCTGTCTTAATAATTTACTAATACCATTACGGTATTCCTTTAAAGTTATTTTTCCACCATCAAAGGCTTTTTCTAATACAGATAATTGAAACTCGTCGTTGTCTTCTTCTTTTCTAATAAAAACAAATCTAAGACTTTCTGAGTTTTCATATTGTCTTAACAGTTGCCACGTAATTGCTTCTTCAAACTCAATAAACATTGGGTTTAAAACTTCGTTACGATAAATATCTCTAGCAGCAATAACTGTTGCTTTGTTACTATTTTCAACATTACCCATTATTTCTGGTGGTATTCCAAAGTGTTGCATTACTAGGTCTCTATAAAATCTACGTGATTCTACAAAGTCCATTTCTCTGTTGGTACTATTTAGTACGTGTACTTTAGCGTCCCAATTAAGAAATGCAGCCTTACTTGAATTAATCCAACCACCGAACTTTTGAAACCAACTACGTTCGGCCTTTCTAATTTCTTCGTCGTCTGCTTCATCTGGTGCAGTAATTATAATATTTGGTTTAGCATCGTTAAAGAAAAATCTTTTAGCGAACTTAGCCATATATTCATCTGTTTCTATTTCGTCTCCTAAAGGTTCAACACGTCCAATACCTCTTCCCAATGGGTTAACTGGATTTGGATTTTTACGATAAAACATATCTTTTTTATCTACGTTTATTTTACTTCCTCTAGGTATAAGTATTTCGTACCCCTTACCATCTGATAGTATTGTTACCCAACTAGGGGGAACAAACCACATAAACTTTGGAGTTTTATCTAGGTTTCTTTCTATAACACCAAACGCTTCACCTTTTATTAGGTAATGTACTTGTGCTAAATAAAGACTTGATGTCCCTGTTATATTAAACTCTGGGTTAGGTTGGTATAAAAACTTTAACAAATCGTGGTCTTTTATTTCTTTTTCCACACCGTTAGCTTGAGTTTTAATTACCTTACCACGAGTTGTTGCAATATCTGTAGCCATTTTAGCTACTGGACTTAACCTAGGACTTTCGTTAAACGCATTTAGCCATTCTGTAGTATCTCTACTAGGTGGGTCTTGTCTTGTATTAACAAAAACATTACCGAACCCTTTTCTACCAATAGAACCAGCTTTAATTGCTACTTTTGTAAATTGTTCTAATAGTCCCATTTTATCCTCCTTCTAGAAGATTCTCATTTTCTTTCTTTTATTTGCTACGTCAACATATATACGTCTTAGTCCAGTTGATAAGGAATCGGAAAAGTCATCGTGTGGTACATACGGAAACTTAGCTAACTCTGTTTCACAATCTGGCCACCAAGCATATTTTTGTGCTCGTGCTGTAGAGCTAATATCTGGAACTAAGAAGTTACCTGCTTCCATAAATGGAGTAACAGACGTCATTCTAGTTACTTTGTCCTCTACTGGTGTCGTAGGTATAATTCCAGGAATTGTCATATCTAGTACTTGCATAATGGCAGGTCCGTTGGCTTTATCCTCAATAATTATTTCAATAGGTAATGGAGTGTTATTTTTGTCTAAAATAAACTTCCACTTTTCTTTCATATCTCTTACTGCGTCTAATGTTTTGATAAAACCTATTTGTTCCTCAAATACATCGATTAGATACGTTGTTGTACCATCTGTTAATAAAACACTACAAGCAACATTATCGTTTCCTATTTTTTCTTTGTAATTCATGTCCCAAGCCTGTACTATTTTATAAGCATTTTTTCTACGTTTCATTATTTCGTCATTATATATAGGTAAACGTTTCCACTTTCTAAACCACTCTGGATTAATTAAGTTTCCTCCAGGAGGTGTAGGGTCTTGTAAAAACTGTGAAGTATAAGTTCTAGCCCCTTGCTCTTTTTTTGTTTGAATAATCCAAGACAAAGGCATTCTGTTTGGCCACAGTACATCTCCAGTTTTAAATGTCCAAGTTTTATCTGTAATAGGACCTGTATAATGTCTGTCATAATCTGTTTCTGCTGGTAAAGTTATTAACTTATAAAAATCATAGTTATCTTTTATGTACCCACTAACATCATTATAGTGTAATCTTTGCTGTATATTTACAATAACTCCTTTTAAGAAGTCATTTAAACGTGTAGGTAATGTTTGAGTTAAGAAGGCAATTGCTCTCTTTCTATCGGCTTCTGATTCTGCTTGCTTTGGATTTTGAATATCATCGAGCATTACTATGTCCCCACCTTTTCCGGTAAGTGTTCCTCCTACTGATGTGGCAAACATACTTCCTTGTCGTGTGTTCTCGAAGTAGGTCTTTGTGTTCTGTTCGTCCTTTAATTTAACGATATTTCCCCAATTTTCTATATACCATTGACTCTGTATAATTTCACGTCTTTTCTGGTTCAAATCCATTGATAAATCGTTAGAATAAGAAACAGTAATAAACTTTTTACTAGGGTTATGTATCCAAACCCAGCACGGGAAAAAGACATTCATAAATAGAGATTTCATTGTACGGGGTGGTATATTAATATTTAATCGGTTTTTAAATACATTGTCCGACAGGTGTTTAACATACTCTTCCGATAAACCAATTTTAGTACCAACGTCGTCGATTACTAATAAAAGTAGTTCCTCTTCTAAATAGTGTAAATGCCAATTATCTTTAAATTCAATTCCAGGCTCAATTATCTTCCAAGCCATCTTTGTAAAATCTAATAAACTTTTTTCCGCGATAAGTTTATTTATAAGGGCTAAACCCTCTTTACTACCTATTAATTCTTTGTTATTCAATTTCTTTTACCACTATATCTTCCTTCTTTTTAAGTTCTATTAAACCTTTTAGGTCATCAACACTTAATTGTTCCAATGCTTCAATATTCGCACCAGATAGTTTTGTAGTTTGCACGGTATCTACTTTGTTTTTCCAATTCTTAGGTCTAATGTTTGTTAAAGCAAACTTAGATGCTGATATACTAGGTCTAGCTACTTTCTTAACAGCTACAACATCTCCAGCTTTAGAAAGTGTTTCTTCATAGTAGTCATAACCTACGGCCTCTCTAAATAAAGCAGTTTCTAATGAATCAGCTAATAAGTCAGTTCCCATTTCAAATGCTTTTCTAAATTCTGGGTACTCTTTTCTATATTTAAAAAATAATCCTGGAGAAACATCTAATATCTTACAAATGGTTGATATACCCTTACCATCTGTTCTCCACTTAATAATATTTTCTAAGTATGGTCTTATTTTTCTTTTATAGACTAAAGCCATTGTTTCCTCTACTTCAGCAACGTCTACATCTATAACAATGACATCGTTTGTCTCAGGGTCGTTTACAGTTCTTTGGTATACTTTAGCCATTGAAACATCCTCCTTCATTTTTTCTCACACATACAACTTTATTACTAATGATATTATACCACAAATAAATCATTATGTAAAGAGTGAATTTTAATTCTTTTGTATTTTACACTTATATCCTGTTTTTAATTAAGTACTTTATATGTTTTAAGTAATATATATATTATAGGTAACCCTACGGTGGATACCCCTCCACCCTACGGTGGATACCCCCCCCTTATCTGTGTATCACACAATACTATTAATTAAAAGATATTCTAGTGTTAGTTGAAATAGTCTAATTAACCTCTTTACAAACCAATTGATTTGTGGTAAACTGTATACAGTAAATAACAGGTGGTGGTTAGTGTGGATATTATAGAAGAGTTTTTACGGGAAGACCTTAAACAGTTACAGGAACAACCATATGAAGATAAATTAGAAAGAACAAAAATGAAAGTTAAAGACTTTATAGATAGTGTAGGATTAGACAAGGCTAGTTTAATGTTTAGTGGTGGTAAAGACAGTACGGTACTTTTACACATAGTAAGAAATATGTATCCTAGTATTAGAGTAGTTTTTGCAAACACGGGTATAGAGTTTCCAGAAGTTACAAAGTTTGTAAAAGAAACTCCTAATGTAGAAGTAGTAAGAACTCCTTATAAACAGATAGATATTTATGAAAGAGTAGGTTATCCTGTCGTTAGTAAAGAGGTTAGCAAAAGAATTAGGGACGGTCGCCGTTCATCTAATAAAAGAGTATTAGACGCTATTTTAGGATTAAGAGGAGATTTACAAAAATTAAATAAACATTACTTACATTTTTTAGATACAGACTTTGTGTCGTATCAGGTTAGTAATAGTTGTTGTTATTATTTTAAGAAAAAACCACTTAAAGCTAATAAAAATATTTTTGTAGGAACTAGAACAGAAGAGAGTTTATTACGTACAAAGACTTGGATGCGTTATGGTTGTAACCATTTCGGCGTAACTAAAAACTCAAGTGCTCCGTTGTCGACTTGGTTAGAAGTGGATATACATAAGTATATTAAGGACAATAACGTAGCCATTAGTACCATTTATACAGAGAAGGGTGCTTTAAGAACAGGTTGTTATAACTGTCCTTATGGTATGAATAAGGAAGAAACCTTAATTAACAACAACTTATTAGATGAAAACAGGTATGAAAAACTCATTAAGTTTCACCCTAAACTTTATGATTATAGTATGGACATAGTTGGTATGAGACAAGTTCTATTAGATTCCGGAGTTAGAATTAGAAAAGACAAAGAATATATGAAACAGTTTTTTATACGAGCTAAAGAAATAGATAACTGGTATAGAAACTACGACACTAATATGAACAAAATACTAGATAGTATAGCTTTAAGGGGTGTGGTTTACTCTACAGAAGAAAGGCAACTAATACTAGATAATAATAGACTAACAGAAAAAAGTTTACGTAGTATTATTCAATTTAACAAAAAGACAGGTGAGCAGATGGGAACATTTAAAACTATAAAGGAAGCAGAAAGAAAAACGGGTGTAGATTATAGTAATATTGATAAAGCGTGTAGAGGTAAGCTAAAATCAGCTGGGGGTTACGTTTGGAAGTTTTCTACCGACGTAGAAGAGAATATTGATTCTAGCAGTCCACTGTACTAACAAAAAGTGTAATACACTTTTAAATGTAGGTAATATTAGTAATACTTCTACCCTTATATTTGAAAACAATATAAACTCCGTTACCTGTCCTGAATGCGGAGAAGTTGTTGTAATAAAGATTTCAATATCTAAAACACAGGAGGAAGATAAAGATGAATGAAAAAGTAAACATCGAAGTAAGTAAAAAAGTAACGGTTGGTTATAACATTCGTTACCTAGACAAAGAAGGAGTTACGCGCTACAAATATGTTAGACTAAGAGATTGGAAAGCTTACGTAGAGGAAATACATAAAAATAAAGATAAAAAATTTGTTAGTGCCACTCCCAAGGAGGGAACAAGAAGATGAAACGTAACTTAGGATTTAAACATTTATTTTTTAAAGTGGTAATGTGTTGGACATACAAACGCTCTAGAGATAAAGAAAAAAGAATTGTACACAATAACGATTTAGATTTAGTTAGACTAGCCCATTATGCTAAAGTGAAAAAAGCTAAATGGACATTTGTAAATGATGGTATGCGTGGTTTACTTAATTACATTATGCCACCAGTATTATCACTAATTACAGAAGAAGGAGATTGCGACGATTATGCAAGCTGTATTGTTGGGCGCTATGAAGTGCCGACGCAAGCCTTTCTATTAACGTATTTTCCGAAAAATCTTTCTAGAGCCCACACAGTAGCTCTTGTTGTTACAGATAATGGAATACATACGTATAATTGGGGTAGAAGTTACTTCTTTAGTACATTGGAAGAATTATTAGTACATTATGAAAAATATGCCGACAGTCCCATTATATCCTATCACATAGCACAATGGAACGAAAAGAAGTTCCAGTACCAAGTGGCTAAACTAAAATAAATGGCTAGAACAGAGTTTATATACGATTCGAAGTTCGAAGACCTACAAGAGAAACTAAGAGAAGAAATTGTAGAGTTTGTTAAGGACTGGGGAATTATGGGTGAGGATGTATCGGACGCAGTTGATTACTTTATTAAAAGAATAAACAATGAAGGACTAGAAGGATAGGGGGAATTAAGTTGAAAAATAATGTAACGCCAATAACAGAAGAGAATTTAATGATAGCACTAAAAATAGAAATGTTACAAAAGGATTTAGAAATATTAGAACTAAAGAAACAATATAGGATTTATACACTTCCTAAAGATAATAAATTACAAAGTAAGTTAACTGCTTTAACGGGAGCTTATAACAACGTAAAGGAAGGGAAAATGTTACGTCATTTATTGAGTGTAAATACAGAAAAAAAATCAGACAGTGTATTAGAGGGACTTATTTCTAAATATGGCTATGATTTATTTTACAATACCATATTAGCAATATTAAGTGTTTTGATGAATGAGTGTGGTAAAGAAGTAGAAGACGAAAGCGTAGTTAAAAAGTAAATGAAATTGGGTTACTTACAGTATTTAGTACAAACTGACACAAGACAAAACATTTACTTTATATTCGTGGCCGATTTACCGATGGACATACAATTACCTTTGTTAAGGGGTTGTGAATCGACTACAGAGGACTTAATAGAGTTATTTGAAGGGTTTATGTACAGAAATGTCGATAAAAACAGAAGATATCTAGTAAAAAGTCTTTTCACACAATTTCACATAATAACACAAACAGGAGATTATACAGTAGTATTAAATAAAAAATTAGAGGCTGACGACACTTTAGCCGTTGGCGTAGATTTGAGGGAAGATTAAATGAAAGCTAAGTTTAAAATAGGGGATACAATAAGAAACGTACATAAGCTTTGTAACGACGTAGGAGTTATTAGTAACATATCAATTATCTATGATGTAAAAGTTCCTCTAGGTGGAGGAAGAACAAAAAGCGACTATTGGAAAGAAGCAGTATGTATTGACGTACAAGAAGAAATGACAATAGAAGAAATATGCGTAGAACTAGGTAGAAAAGTTAGAGTAGTGGAAAGACATAGTTCTTGTACTAAAGATGCTACCTACAATGACCCAAGTAAGTACGACGATATCTTAACGGGTACTTTACATAGGGGTATGAATTGTTTCACAACCCAGTAAGGAGGGATTAGATGAATAGTAACTTCAGATTAATGTATGATATAGGCAAAAAGGTAAGTACGGCCTATGAGGACTACTTTATGGTCCTTAGTGCTATTACAGAAAAAGAAACAGCAGATTTCGCAACATACCTTATAAAAAACGAAATAGTGCCTATACACCCACTTTACAATTTAGATTACATACCATATTGCAACTTCGACGTTTGGCAAGCCGGACTTACATTGGCAGTACTTATGGATATGAAAGACGTTAACAACTCTAATACTTGGGTATATTATACACACATAGTTACCTTAGAGAGCCTTAACGCTTGGTTAGACAGTGAACCCACTTAACGGTGGGTTTTTTACTTCTAAAAATATTTCGCCCAGTTACAGAGAGAATTACGAGGGTATTTGGAGAGTAGAATTTTTTTGGAATTTTAGAAACCCGATTTTACTTTTATCAGGATTCCCTTTTTTCCATTTGTGAGCTCTTGAGTGTGTACCACAAAGGTCCACAAATACCACAATGTAGTACAGAGGGTAAACAAAAGACCCAAGGGAATTGGAAATAAGTATTTGAAGGAATTTGAGATGAAAAATTAGATTATATGTGTTTGTTCTAGATGGGAGTCAGTATTATTACCAAAAAAGGTAACCTTTAATAATTTAAAATAATAATAAATAATATATAATAATAAGTACCCCACTTTACACCAAGTTATTATTTTAATTATTTTATATTATTATTTGTACACTGGTAAAAAATTATATTAAATAATATTAAATAATAAATAATAATATATAATAATTTGTTACTGTATTTTACCAAACCCACACCCCACAAAATACCACAATAATTAAAATAATATAAAATAATATAAAATAATACATACACAAAAAAAGGTTTATTTTAATGTAAACGTTTACATTGGTATTTTTACCCCTTATTTGTAGTACTTTATAATTAAGGTGTACAGTATTTTTACTGTACAATACCCTTATTTGTAACACTATTTATAATAATAAAAAATAATAAAAAATAATAGGTTTTAAATGGTTAAGTGTGTATTTTACACACCCCAGGAAGCCCGTAGGTTGGGTGTGTTATACTATTTACGTAACCACCGTTTTATGTTTTATATGGTTATATTGGTATTTGTAAATTACATAAGTGGTATACACTACACTACACAAAATAAAGTGTTTAAAATTATTAGTTATTTATACATAACTTAAAACAAGGTTGTTAAAAGGTAAAACTACAACGTTTAAATACAGTATACTGTAATATAGTACAGTAAAAATTATATAGTTATATTTACACTAAAAAATACAAAGTTTATAACTTTACTAGGTAAACCCCTTTAACGGTTGTTAAAGGTAAATACAATAAGTATTATAAACCCTTACAACCACATTTTAACAAAATACATAGTATTAATACCTTTACTATTAAAACGGTATTAAAATAAAAATTAAAGGGGTTTTAAATTATGGGTACAATAAATAAAAATACAGTTAAAACAATTAACAAAATTAACAAAATAAACCCAGTTGTGGTAAAAGTAAACGTAAATATGGTAAAACCACAAATTACATTTATAAAACGTGTTATTAGTAAACATTTAATTACTAATAAATTAAACCACGTTAACAACACTAAAACAAAACCACAAAGTATTACTTTAAACGTAACACAAAGTAATACTTTACAAACCTTAATAAAAACAACTATTAAGGGGTTAGTTACTAACCCAAACTATTTACACACTACTGTACCACAAATACAGTATATTACAAACCATTTAAACACACACACAGTAAAATACTTACAAGTAAAATAAAAACGGTTAAAACGGTAACAACCTACAAATTAAATAACCTAAAATAGGTTATTTTTTTTTACCAATTTTTACCCATTACAAAAAATAAA